CTCTTTATTAGAGTTAGTACTAGCATAAGCATTAGTAAAAGCGTTAAGTACTAAGATTAAGTATACACATACATACCTAAACCATTTCAATATAATCGGCGTGTCGCTACTCATTACAATCATGCTTTTCATCTGGGTTAAAGGCGCAGAAGTAGCATCCTGCGTTTTGTCCACAGGTTATGCACAGGTACTTAAACTGTATAGAGTCACAGCATGAGTTATACACAGCGTTATCCGCAACTGTGTAAAACTTCTGACCAAGTCGCTTAGTCATCTTGGTCGCCTTCAGCTTCGACTTGCTTCATAAGATCCTCAAAGGCAGTCATAACATCTTGCGGCGTTTTAAATGTATTGCTGTTCTCGGCTATGCGTTCGGCCATTTTCCAGTCATTGAGATCAGTCATTATCGCCCCTAATTGTGGCCACGATCTGTTCTACTAACGCGCCTACGGCTATGTTGTCGCATACTTGGCATACATGTAACGGCATGAACTTGTGCTCGATCTCTTTAGCTAGTAGTTCCCTAAGATCCTGCAATATCGTACGCATCTCTGTATTACTCATTTATCTTTACCCCATCCTGTTCCCTTAAATATGATACCTGGCGCGCTAAACACGCGATTCATTGGGTAGCTGCAGCACAAGGGTGCGCTGTCGCCGTGTGTGCTTACCGGGTGATTCATCTCTAGCTCTACGCCGCATTGATCGCAGCGATATAGGTAACTAGGCATGCTGCACCGAATTAGGCATGACTGTGTAAAAGGCTTCGCACTTCTCGCACTTAATAATAATGATAGGGATAATGCCATTTACCAGGTGAACTACCATCTCAGGTTGCTCTGGATCGCAGTTGCATCTGATCTCTAAATTATTAGTTTTAGTCATGCAGTATCTCCTCAGCTGTAGGTACTTGGCTATCGAGCAGCATCTCAATGCCCATAACGCCACAGCCTAAGCATTGAACGCAAACTACATTAGGCGGTAAGTTAATGAATTCATCTACGATCTTGTGTGTTTGCATACCGCTACCTATCTTGGCGCAAACTCTGCAGTTAATCCTCAGTAATGCCATATACAGACTTCCTTAATGCATCCATCTCAAATAACTCACGTTGAGATACCCAGAAATTGCCATCAGCTGCGTTGTAATACTTGGCCTTCTTAGCCCATAGCACGGGCATCCAGCCGATGATCTGATATACAGGTGACTTATTTACTACCAAAATGGCCACATCGTTTAGCCGTGGGTAATCCTTATGGATGATTAAATGCCCATTGGTATATCTAGTCCATTTGACTTCAAAGCCTAGATTGCCGACAGTTATATCGGCTTCATCGCGGTAAGTATGAACTGTAGGTACGAAATTCTGCAATCCCATGTACTGCGCTACTGCAATCTCTGAACCAACGGCCTCGCTATTTTCTAATATAAACTCATGATAATTTATATTAGTTTGTCGGCTGTATCTGCGATCAGGCGTAGTTATAAACTCACCTGTGCTGCGCGCAAAACCACACGCTGCAGCTTGCTTTTCCTGTGATCGATCTAAGATCACCTGGACGATCTGAGCCATCTCGGTTATAGCCATATTGGTTTGCATTGATCGCCCCGTGACTTACTGCTACAGGTATAGCCCCGGTATTTCTTTTGTGTAGTCGCACTTACGCCTTCTTTGTAAACCATACGGCCGTGTGAGCAGATAGGTGCAGGATCTAATATCTCGCCACCTAATTGGGCTTTAATGTCTGCAATACTTTCAGCTGCAGGCCTTACGCTACCTACGGCCTCGGGCTTTGTAGGCGTTGCTGTTGCCCATAGATCAACCTCTACTGCAGGCTGAGCCTGTAAGCGTTCTACCTTTTCCATGTCCTGCCGTGTCGGCCGTGCATCACTTGGCATTAGTAAGCCGATGGCTCGCCCGATTGCGCTGGTGCTGCAATTCTCAATCCAGAAATCCCTATTTACGCCTCGATCAGTACGCAGCTCATAGGCATAATCTACGGCCGCCGGTACTACATCCTCATGCTCACGGAATACGCTGGCACGGATGATTACATAACCATCCTTTACGTTTATCTCAACGATCTCAGTAATGATCCTGCCTGAGATATGGGTTTCTCTAAACCGCTTAATGCGGCTGTTCACATCCTCATAATTATTTAGGTCAAAGGCCATTATTTGACCACACGATCACTAGCGACACGCATACCAGCTGCGCGGCCACGATTGTAGCCATCCTTTACGCCTTCTTTGTAACCGACTGACCAACCTACAATAAACCAAGCAATACTTACCATTATTACAAATACTGCTACTTTTTCTATATCCATTTACTTCGCCCTTGTTTGGGTTAAGCCGTGCTAAACCAATTAGGTAGCCCTGCCTAACGTGTAAATAAAGGGTAAAGCCTGGGTATGACAGCGGTCAATAACCGACACGCCCTAACGCGTTAATAACATCTCGTATATCGAATCAACCTTGGCCTCTATGCGATCCACGCGACCCCGTAGGTTATGGCCGCCGTTATTGTCCATGCGTAATTCGCTTAGGTAATACTTAACTAGATGGCGAACCAGCCCAGCCGCAAACCCCATAAGTGTGCAGATACCTATGGCTATTGCTAATAGCGACTGGGCGGCCGTCATTACTTAACGCCGAAAGTTTTATCGGATGTGTTAAGCCCACGCAATAAAGGCCCTATAAGGCCAGCGATGAAAGCATTAGCCAGGGTCTTAGGATCAGTAACCCCAGACATGTAAAGCGCAGCTGCGCAAGTTCCAGCATGTCTTAAATAGGACAGGCCAGCAGCTAGTAATTGTTCTTTCATGGTTGTACTCCTAAATGCCCTTATTGTTTATAGGTACTGCAGCCCTAATTTTTCTATTCGCTTGGCAGTCTTTAGCGGATCTAGTGCCAATTCCCAATGCATTTCATCTTTTCGAGTCCAATTACCACCCCAGTTAAGAGCATATTTCTTAGTCAATGCCTGGATCATTGGAATTTTCTCAGCTGGGAACGTGCCAGCCTTGCCTAGCGGATGCTTAGTCGCGTTAAGGTCAATGGCTGTACCGCTGCTGTGATTGCTTAACTTGCCCGGTACGCCTCTAACATCTCTATAGCAGTAGCCCCAGTCATCTAGCGCACCGCCATCAATCGGCTCGATCAGCTCATTAAACTGCTCAGCAAAGGCAACCAATAAAGGTGCAGCAAAATAGGCGCAACGCAGCTTAATCTTTGTACCCTTGATTGGGTAAGACTTGATACGGATTGACTCAACCTCTTTAGATGCTGGCCAGCCGTTATAACTTATGGATGTCATCTGCACAATTCCATCTACAAGTGTTTTCATCTAGCTGCGCTATAACGTGACACTTAGGCGATATGAACGCATCTCTAACTGCATCGTAGGTATCACCAATGCCAGCATAGTTTTTGCGTATATTGCCGTTGTAACTTGTTTTTACCCATGTACCGCCAAGTGACTCCATAAAAGCTTGGCCTTCATCAGGCTCATTGTTATCGCCTACAAGTACTCGCAACACTATGTTGCTATCGTTAATTTCTGCCCAATGACTCATGCTGCATACCTCACAATTACTATGCCTGAACCGCCAGCAGTACCTGCACCGGGGTTGCCGCCTGCACCAGCGCCGCCGCCAGTATTAGCTAAACCTGCTGTGCCATTTGTTAGAACAGCTGCGCCACCGCCACCCAAACCACCTGCACCATAAGTGCCAGCTGTAGCAATATTGCCACCGCCACCACCTGCGTAGTAACCAGACTGGCCTGTGCCTGTTGCACTTGCCCATGCACTCCAAGTATTTTTACCAATTCCACCTGCGCCACCGGCAGAACCTGCGCCAGCAGCACCTGCTGCACCAGCACCGCCGCCACCGCCTGATGGTTGATTACCAGAATTTAATCCTGCACCACCAGCGTTACCATATCCAGTTGCGCCACCTGAGTTGCCCTGCGTAGCTGCGCCCACAGTAGTTGAGTTAAATCCTGCGCCAGATCCTGAACCGCCTGCTACTCCATTACCGCCTGACACGTTAATGCATGATCCACCGCCGCCGCCTAATGCTGTGATCGTATCGAATACGCTATTTGATCCTTGACCGCCTTGAAATGAGTTATTGGCAGCACCAGCACCACCACCGCCTACTGTGATATTTACATTGGAAGTAACACTTCTATTTTCTTGATAGCAAACTCCACCTGCACCAGCACCACCAGGGAATTGAGTTGATGCGCCGCCACCGCCAGCAATAACTAATACATCGCATATTAAAGTGCCGCCCGATACTCCAAGTGTGCCACCAGCAGTAAATACTCGATAGTTAAAGCCACCAGAGGTAGATAAAGTGCCGCCTGTTACAACAGGTTTGGCTACTGCATTTATGATACCGACAATAGTATTTAACATTATCCGATTGCACCCACTACATACCAAGCATCTGTGCCAGTTTTAATACAAGCTGCAGACTTATATTGTCCTAGTGTTGGTGATGCAGCAGTAGCACCGGCACTTAGCACAGTAGTAGTACCGCTAGTTACAGCTGAGATAGTGCAAGTACCTGCACCAATATTCATAACTGTAATAACTGTACCGACAGCAAAGGCTACCGATGCATTAGTAGGTATCTTAAACGCGTTAGCCGATGCGTTAGACATGGTTACTAGCACTTGGTATTGATCGGTTGATACCGCTGTATATGTAGTGCCAGTTTGAGCATTTAGGGTAAATGCCACTAGCCCGTTAAACATGCCGCTAGTGAGTACGTCACCCGTTACTGCTGGAAATCCTGTTGCCATTTATTTCTCCTTAGTATGAAAGTACGTTAGTTCCCAAAATTCCATAGTTAGCATTACCAATAATAAACCCGTCAATAACAGGTTCAAGTGTAGTAAAGGTAGTGCGCCATTTATTCGGGGTAACGTTATGAGCCACGCCAAAAACTTGCAGGGTCTTTGTAAGGGTAGATGCACCAGGTTGGTTAGTTGTAATAGTTACCGGGTCAAAGAATTCAAGATCAAGCGCAGCTACGATGCCATTGGCGTAGTTATCTGTGTAAAGGTCTAGCTCGATCGCATCGCATCTAACGCTGGTTTCGGCACGGCTTGCAACGTATGCACGGGCATAGTCCAGGGCTACTGCATCGGTTTGCATCAGTAAGTTTTGGATATTGTAAGTATGGGCAAAATACTTCTCGACACTAGCTGCGTTAATGGCAGTCTGAACTGTGCCGCCTGTGCGGGTCACGTTAGCCTGGTTAAATACTAAGGTGTCATCTAATCGCCAGACTGCATTGAAATAGCCAATATCTGTGCCGTTGTCGTTAAATACTGTAGGTGTGCCGCCGATGCTGGCCGTAGTTACTGATCGATCCTGGAATACGAAAGATCCCGATGCATCAACGTAGAACGCGCCGTACTCGCTATTGGTAACAGTTTGTAATGCGGCTAGGGATGTACGAGCTGTGCCGGGGTCTGCCTGCATAGTAGTTAAACCTGCATCAACATCACGCATAGATTCTGGCCAAGCAATCTGGTCAAGGATC